GTGCCGCTCACCGACGCAGAAGCACGCAAGGCAACGCCGCGCGAGAAGGATTACAAGCTGGCCGACGGCGGCGGGTTGTACCTGTTTGTCACCCGATCCGGCTTCAAATCGTGGCGGATGAAGTATCGATTCGGCCCGAAGGAAAAGCGGCTGATATTCGGTCCCTATCCCGAGGTGACGTTGAAGGCGGCTCGCGAGTTGCGCGACGATGCGCGCCGCCTGCTGCGCGATCACCGCGACCCGGCGATCGAGGAACGCAAGAAGAAGATGGCCGCGCACGCGGCGGCCGGCGCGACGTTCGAGCGGGTCGGCCGCGACTGGCATGAGGCACAAAAGCCGCGCTGGTCGCCGATCCAGGCGAAGAAGGTTATTCAGGCGTTCGAGCGTGACGTGTTCCCCGAGTTCGGGTCGCTGCCGCTGATCGACATCGACGGGCCAACGATCCTCGCCATGCTGCGTAAGGTCGAATCGCGGGGCGCGATCGACACCGCCAAACGCATCCGACAGCACGTCTCGGCCGTGTTCGGATATGGCATTGCCGAGGGCCTCGTTTCTTCCGATCCTGCCGCCAGCATCGGCCGCGCGCTCAAGCCGATCACGAAGAAGGGGAAACAGCCCGCCCTCAACACGCTCGCCGCGGCGCGCCAGCTCATGGTCGACATGGACGCCACGACGGCGGGGCCGCTGACCAAGCTGGCATCGCGCCTGCTCGCCTTGACGCTGGTCAGGCCCGGCATTGTGCGCGCGGTGCCCTGGGAGGAGTTCGAGGGGATCGACTGGACTGATCCCGACGCGGCGGCGCCGGGCGCGATCTGGCGCGTCCCGCCTGAACGGATGAAGCTCGAGCTTGAGGACAAGGGCGACGAAGCGTTCGAGCATATCGTGCCGCTGCCCCCGCAGGCGGTGGAGGTGCTGCACGCCGTGCGCCGCCTGACCGGCCGCACGCGCTACCTGTTCCCGAGCATCAGGTCGACGGCCAAGCCTATGTCGGAAAACACGATCGGCTACATGTACGCCCGCAACGGCTACAGCGGGCGGCACGTCCCGCACGGCTGGCGTGCCACGTTCTCGACCGTCATGAACGAGCTGGCGACGGCCGAGCGGCGGCCCGAGGACCGGCCGATTATCGATGCGATGCTGGCGCACAAGCCGAAGGGCGTGTCGGCGACGGAGATGGCGTACAATCGGGCGCTCTACATGCCCCGGCGCCGCGAGCTGGCTATCATGTGGGCGGACCTGCTGACGAAGGATCTCGCGCCCGCGTCGAGCTTGCTGGCTGGGCAGAACCGCGTCAACTAAGCGGCGGTGGCCCAGCCCATAGGGTTGGCCACCCAGCGATTGACGTCGCTCTCGTACCAGGCGACGACGTTGGCGCTCAGCTGCACCTTGTCCGGGAACTGGCCCATGGTCATCTTGCGATAGATCGTCGCGGTCGACAGGCCGGTGCGGCGGCGGACCTCGGGAAGCCTGAGAAAGCTATCCTTGCTGCGATCAGTCATTGGATCGTGCCTCCGGAGCGGCTCATTCCCGCGATTTCGATTCTCTGGGCCGTGGCCTGAGCTTGCCGCTCGAATAGGTCCTCAGCGGTGATCGGATCGACCGCGGCGAGTAGTATATTCGCGGCGGCGTCCATCAGCGCCCAGCAGGCGATAGCCGGATTGTCAGGGAGGATTGTCAACGCCGACGCAGCGAGTGCGCCGGATGCTATTCCGACCTTGGCGACGATCTGCGTCGTGCCGTCCTTCTCGAAATCGACGATCACGCGGCCCCCTCGGTGACATCTGTGGCCTTGACCTTAGCCCGAGCGATTTCCTGTACGATCACGAACGTGGTGTCGGGAAACAGCGCTGCAAGCCGGGTTGCTTCCTTCTCGGCGCTCTCGGCATTGGGATGACGATGCCGCGGCGGGCGGCTGCGTGCGCGCCGCATTTGCTCGACGCCGTCGGTGGGCACGCCGTTGCGCAGTTCCTTGCCGTGCTTTCGGCAGATGAGGAAATGGCCGTTGAAGCGCTTGAGATCGACAGCCATCACTTCGGCAACCCGGTCCTGTGCGCAGCCCGTAGATCGCCCGCCAAATCGGCAACATGAGCCTCCAAGAAGTCGGCCGCGAATAGGTTGCATTTCCGAGGGCTGTCGGAGAGGACGACGGCCGCGGCTACGAGAAGCGCTTGAGCTGCGACCTCGTCGGATTTCGAGGATCGCCGCGCTGCCTCGATCAGTCCGTCGATGGTGCGATAGAGATCGTCACGATTGGGTTGGGTCATCAGTGAAGCCTTTCGTTATCGTTCGTTGATCCGGTGAGGCGAGCAAGCTCCTCCTCCCACCACCGCAGCATGATACCGGTGAGCGCGCAGGAGCGCGGGCAGACAGGGCAGCCGCGCTCGCATCCTGGCGCCGACAGCAAATCGCGCTCCGCCAACGGATCGATCGTATCTCGGCGCGCGCGGAACATTCGAACTTTGCCGACGGCTTCGAACACGTCGAGCGATGCGATGGCTTGTCGCGCCATTAGGAAACCCTCCCGGCCGCAGCCAATCGGCACCTCGACCGCACTTCGACGGTCGGCGGCGAGAACAATACGGTCACGCCTGCGCCGCCGCATGCGGAGCAGGGCCACCAGCGCAGCCCGCCGCGAAATGTCAGGAGCCATTGGGCGCCTCGGCAAAGGGCGCAGATCATGCTGCCCTCGCGACGTCGGCATACGCCGCGAGCAACATATCGCGCAGGCTCTTGGCGCGATCGGTGCCGCCCTTGGCATCGCTCAGGAAGCTCGCCCATCCGGCCATGTCGAACGTCTTGAGCGCGAGCAGCAATCGACCGCGGTCGAAGTCGTCGGGCGGATCGAACAGGACCGAACACGTCGCCGAAAAGATCGACGACCCGGCGACCAGGCGCTGGCCCGGGAAAGCCTCGGCCATCATGCGCAAGGCCTCTTGGGGGATGGTGTCCGATCTGCGGCGGGCCTTGGCGATCGCGGACGTGAACGCGACCTCGCCAGGCGCCCATGATGCCGATCCGGTGCGGCGCGAGATGGAGAACCCAACAGCCTCAACCATCGCCGTGATCGCCACGGCATCAGGATCGGCGCCGGCCTGAGCGGCGTGGAAGTCGTCGAGCCGGTTCATCGCCCGGCGCGCGCGATTGATCGCGACGAACATCGCCGCTTCCTCGGCGACGCTCGCATAGACATTGACGCAGCAAGGAAGCCAAGGGATGTCGCCGCGCAGCATCGCGGCGGCCCGCCGATGTTGCCCGTCGATGACATAGAGACCGTCGTCACGCTTCGACACGACCAGCGGCATGAACATGCGCCAATCCCACCCATGAGCGATCCGGCGTATGAGAGCGCGCGACGGCCCCGTGTCGATCGACCGTTGGTAGCTGTCGTCGATTTTCAACTCATGAGGCCGGCGCTGGTCAATCGAGGGCGGCGTACCCTTCTCGGGCGGCCACTTTCGCGTTGCCGTGGTCGGCTCGGGAACAGTGAGAGCACGGTGCAGAGCCTTCACCTCAGGGGCGGGCGCTGGGCGCACCGCCGGGGCTAGCGCTACGACAGGTTCGGGCTGACGCAGAGCCTGTCGCTGAATGCGTCGGGAGATTTCGTCGGCGTCGTCCGCAAGGTCGGCGTACACCACGATTGACCGGCCGCCGCCCTGTCGGTTGATCTTAATCCGGCTGGCATCGGACAGGTCAGCGAGCATGGACGCGATCTGGCGCTCGGCGACGCCAAGTTTCACCGCTAGGGCATCGTCCCGAGGCGAGGTCTTGCCGTCATGCGGGCGCAACTCGGCTAGCAGCCGTTCGTGGAGTGCTGTCAGCTTCATGCCGCGCGCTCCAGCTTCACGACGTTGTCGGTCGGGAGGTCCTCGCGCGCTCCATCGTCGGGCGCGCCATCCGGCTCCCAATCTCCGCAGAAGCGATCGGCGTGCACCTCGGGGAAGGCCCACACCGGAAACCATTTGGTCTCCACCGCCACGGGCGGATAGAGCGCGCAGGTTCCGAGCTCGGGAGTCGCGAGCGGATTGGCGTCCGGGGCAGCGGTCGCCAGCGCGGACGCGCCCTGGGTCCAATACAAGCACGTGGCGCAACGCACCTTCGGGTCGACCGCGCTCATTCGACGAACGCCTGATAATCGTCGGGTATCGTCCGGCCGTGGTCCTTGAGCAGTTGAATGAGCATCGCCCCGGCACCCGGGAAACTGCCATATTCGCAGCCATCGGACATGGACCGGATCGACCCGTCGTGCATTTCAACATACCCGGTGGTCAGAAATCCATCTGCGTCCGGATCGTGCACGCCCTCGGGGCAAACCGGCCTGACGCGTCCGTCCAGGCATGTCGCCCAAGCAATGACGGGAGTGCGGTACACCCCCCAATTCTGGGGATCGTCGCCGCTCGTATCGACGCGACATACGCTCGTGCCCCGGTCGGCTGCCACCATCGTTACGGGCCGCTTGAGCAGCTGGTTGATCGAATATTCGTGCAGACGCACGCTGTCGCGATCCTTCAGCCGCACTGCCCATGTCGGGTTGCCCTCGGCGTCGTGACGCGGCGGCAGAATGTCGACGATGTCCGCAATGCGCACGAAGGCGCCCAACTCGGTTTCGAACAGGCCGGTCATGCGTCGACCTCGTCAGCCACGGCGAACGACGCGCCGACCGCGTCACCGACGCCAGAATACGAGAACTCGCCGCACCAATCATTGCAGAACGTGACAGGCGAGAGGCTGGCGCGATGCACCGCGATCGAGTCGGCGAGGTCTTCCGGGTCATACTGCTGCCCGAAATTCGGCGTTCCGATCGAGATCGCAGCCATGTGATCGCTGATCGTCGGCGGGTACCGGCGGCATAGCCCGTAGGCGTGCGGCTCTTCGTCGAAGTTGTCCGACGACGTGTCGGCTTGCCAGAAGCGGCAGCGGTTGCATTGTTGGGTCATGCCGGCGTTCCCGCCAAATGTTCAAGGTCCGCGGCGAAGGCGTTCCAATAGTCGTCGAAAAGGGCAACGTCTTCGCACCGCACCCGAGCAAGCCGCATCTTGAATGCTAGCGCGTCGAAAGATGGCGCGCGGACGCGTTCGATCAGTGCGTCGAGCGCCTCGCAGGTTGCCTCGACCAGATGGTCGTCGAATGCGACGCCATTGACGACCGGCAAGTCGACATGATCAGGCAGCGCATCGAGCATGCTGACGGTCCGGTGGTAGTGCGTTACTGCCAGGTCGAAAGGTGTTGGCGGGTCGCTCTTGACCCAGGTGGCGGCGATGGCGGCCATCATGCGACCTCTCCCGCCAACGCGCGCAAATCGGCGACAATCAGGCGCACGACGTCGGGGATTTCCAGCCCGCCGCGTTCGACGGCGGTTTCGACCTTTAGATGAAGCTCCTGGATCGAAACGGCGGGCATCCGATAAAAGGCCATTTCCGCGTCGGCAACGAGGTCTGTGGCGCGCCAGCAGCGATCAAATAAAGTCCTGACCTCGGTGGCAGACGGAACATTCGCCAATGCCCGATCCCGCGCATCGACGGCTGCCGCGAGTTTGACGAGGTTCTCCTGAAAGGAGTTGTCGCTCGTGAATGGTTTGTCGACGGCTCGGCGAGCGATATTCACAACCGTCTTGTCGGCGGTCGAATAGCGCATCGGCCTACCGTTGAATGCGAGGTCGTCGGGCGTAATCCATTCGACGTGCGGTATCTCTGCCTGCTCGGCTTCCTGCTTGGTCCGCGCAGTTTCGAGGTCGTAGTCGATCTTCAACGCCAGCTCGTCGAGTTGCCGGAAGCGAGCAAGCTTGCGGAGAAATGCCGGTCGAACGCCTGGCGCGGCGTGGGCCGCGGCGGCAGGAATGATGCTAGTCGCGCCAATGGCTGCGACTGCGCCCAGCAGGGCGCGACGTGACGTCGTCGTCATTGCGATTTCCCTTCGAGAGCGGCCATGGTCGTGCCGCGCGGGCTGTGGGGTCGCTGGTCAGAGAGCCGGCCCTGATAAACCAGGGTGGCAATGAGTAACTCGCGACGGCCATCTATCCGGTCGAGATCCTCGACGAGGAAGTGCTGCCATCGCGATCGATGGCGAATTTGCGCATCGCACGCGCTGCCCAACATCAGGTCGCGCTTGCCGTCTCGGTCGATCATTACGAAGACGTGGCCGATCGAGTCCGCGAGGCGCAGCCAGAGCGCGACGTAATCGGCGTCGTTGCCGTCAAGCTTCTTGAGACAGTCGATCATCTGATCCACTGGCATCGCGCTGCAAAGGTCGGGACCGTCCCACTCCTCGCCGCTGAGGGCAGGGATTGGCTCGTCGCCTGTCGCGGCGTGCGGAGGAAGCGGCGCGTTCACGACGCCACCTCAATGCCGGGCTCCGGCCGATAGATGCCGACGATGCGACCGAGGATCTTGTCCGCGAGATAGATTTCCTCGAACGGTCCGTCGGTCATCAGGATGATGCCCTCCGGCGTCCGCGGTGCCAGCGGGTGGATATTCCAGTGACCCTCAAGCTTCGGATGGCGGCGCGCGATCACGACGTGCCGACTGATCTGCAGGCGGCTGCGGACGTGATCGCCGTTGCCCCACCACATTGACCATGACATGCCGGCAACGGGTCGCTGGTATTCGACAGCGTAGAGCGCGCCGTCGACAAGACCGCCGTCGAGCTGGAGCGAGTAACGGTCATACACCGCGACCTCGCCCGCCTTTAGCAGCACGCCATTTTCCTCGACTGCGACGATGCCCGTTTCGGCTTCCCTCGGCACACGAGAGAAGATGCGAAGCTGGTTGACTTCGCCTTCCGTCGGCGCGGCCGCCAGGATCGCAAGCGCGTTCGCCGCGGGGCTTGGACTGATGCGGGGCGCGTCCATCACTTGCCTCCCCGTCGAGCGAAGTCCTCGTTGTTCGCGAGGGTGCAAGTGGCGACGGTGACGCGCTCGGCTTCCGCAAGCTTCTCGCCGATCGTCGTGTCGATCATCCAATATTGGTAGAGACGATCCTTGAGACCACCTTCCGGAAGATTTTCGATCGCCTCGCCGAAATCGGAATGATTGGAGCGGTGCAGCGCGAGAAGGCGCTCAAGCGAACAGCTCAGATTGTCGAGCGCGCCGGTGACGCTGGTCACGCGCACGTCGTGCTCTACGGCAGCATCGGCCATCAGCGCACCACCTTCTTCGGCGTGCGGCCGATCTGAACGCCTGCATGAATGCCGAACCACTGTATCTGAAAATAGGCGACCTCGCCGTCACCGCCGGTTTCGTCGGCTGCGTCCAAGCGCTCTATCCAGATGGTGCCCCAATCGTACCATGGCTCGATCGCGGCGATCATCCGCCGGAAGAGGGTGGGCGTGCCGCCAATGGCGGGCACAGAGGGTCGTTCTGCCGCGCAGGGTCGCGCGGCCAGGTCATTGGCGGCCATAGCCTACCTCCATCAGAGTGGAGCAAGGCGGTTCGGCGGTGGGCTTGGCCTCCAAACGCGGGTGGCCGAAGCGCGCCTTACCGTCCTGCTTATCGGCTGGGACCAGGACGGCGCACTTGGCGGACGCACCAGATCAGCTGATGCGTTAACTATGCGGTGTGTCCGGACACACTGTCAAGCCGGAAAATTGTGCCGCGCCACACCGCGGCAGGGTTACACCTTGCGACCGATCCAGATCACTCGACCAGCGATGTAGATGTCAGAGGCGTCGACCTCCTCCGGCGGAACGATGGTGTTATCGGAAATGATGCGCACGCGGCCGGGCCCTACAGTGCGCAGGCGCTTGATCATCCCTGCGCCGTGGACGCTGACCGCCCAGATGCGATCTTGGAGGTTGATCGTGCGTTGCGTGGTGTCGATCAGCACCTGGTCGCCGTTGATCATCGTCGGAAACATCGAGTCGCCATCCCCGTTGGCGACGAACAGGCGATCGGATGGCGCTCGGGTTATGCTCCGCAGAAACCCGGGATCGAACAACACTGGCATTTCGTCCGGATATTCATCGAGTTCCTTGCCCGGGCCCATCGCGTACGCGAGGTCGACAGACCGGATCGCGATGGCGCCGTCATCTCTGGAGGCGGAAACGATCGGTGGAAGATCGGGTGCGCCAGGTCCCTGCAGCGCGTTCGGCAACAGATCGCCGATCGACAGCCGAAGGGCGTGCGCGAGCTTCTCCACGGTCGTCAGCTTCACATCCTGGGTCATGCCCTGGAGGATGTCCCGTACGACGGTTTCACCTAGCCCGGCGGTACGGGCCAGCGCTTTCGGTGTGGTGCTCCGGAACTTGATTGCGTGATCGAGTCGGGCGCGAAGCACCTCGATCGTGGATTGGTCGGTCATTCCTAACCCTTTCTCATTTTCAGGTCGCACCGCCTAGAAGGTGCTGCAACACACCTTCTACTTGCAAAGTGTTGTGTAACACACCACTATGCGTAGTTAATGACCGACCCACTTCGAGACGAAATCGAAACGTTCCTGCGCCTGACAGGGATGAAACCGACGCGGTTCAGCATCAGCGCGACCCGCGATCGACACTTCGTGCGTAAGCTGCGGACGGGGCGCCGGGTGTGGCCGGAAACGGCTGACCGGGTCCGCGCTTTCATGCGCTCCTACGACCCGACGACAGCCTCTGCGGCGAATAGTGACCAAGCTCCCGTCGCGGGGGCTTGAGAGTGGCTAAGGGGGACGGATCGCGGGTCGGCGACAACGACTACCGGCCCGAGCCGATGACGCCGTTCGACTGCGATCTGCGCGATTTCCAGTTCATGCCGCTCGACGTCGTCAGGTTCGCTCAGTCGGACCTTGTGGCGTTCGAAGAACCCGAAGCGGTGCTCGCTAACATACTGCTTTGGGGTGCGAGCTGGCATTCTGTCCCAGCCGCGAGCCTCACGAACGACGACCGCGCGCTGGCCCGCCTCGCAGGTTATGGCCGTGGCGCGCTCGAAACTTGGGGCCGCATCCGCGTCGGCGCGCTGCACGGCTGGGTCGAATGTAACGACGGCCGCCTTTATCACCCCGTCGTCGCCGAGAAGGCCCGCGACTCTTGGGACCGGAAGCTCAAGCAGCGCCATCGCACGCTTTGCGCCGCAGTGCGCAAGCATAACGAGCGCCACCCGAACGAACAGATCAAAGCCCCCTCCTACGAGGAGTGGGAGGCTCTTGGACGGCCGGACAATGTCACGCGTGACAGTGCCGGTGTGTCACGCGTGACAAGGGGCGGAATGTCACGCTCCTGTCACGCGGACAACGGATCCAAGGGACAGGGAGAGAGACAGGGACAGGGACAGGGAACTCCTTTCGGTTCCCAACCAAAGGATGAACTAGGTGAGTCTCCTTCGCGTGCGTGCGTGCGCGAGGCCGGGCAATGATGATGGGTCCGGACCTTTTCGAGTCCGTCGTCGCTCGGCGCCCGAAGGAGCTGCGCCAGCATCAGGTCAATGCGCTCGAATATCTCAAGGCCTCAACTGGTCGGGCAATCCGCGAAGGGCGCCGCGCGCGGCTGATGCTGAAGATGTCCACCGGCGCCGGAAAGACCGTCATCGCGGCGGCGATCGTCAAGGGCGCCCGCGCCAAGGGCAAGCGCGTCCTGTTCATCGTCGACGCGATCTCGCTGATTGATCAGACCGTCGAGGAGTTCGCGGCCGAGGGCGTCACCGAGATCGGCGTCATCCAGGCGAAGCACGCGCTCGAAGACTGGTCCCGGCCGGTGCAGATCGCGTCGGTTCAGACCCTCCGCCGCCGCGACAAGATGCCGCCAGCGGACATCGTCATCATCGACGAAGCACATTGCCAGGACGCCTGGTTGACCAAGATCATGCAGAGCGAGACCTGGGCGAACGTCCCCTTCATCGGCCTGAGCGCGACGCCGTGGTCGAAAGGTCTGGGCCTGCTCTACGATGAGCTGATCTGCCCGATCACGATGGAAGAGCTGATCAGGTGCAAATACCTGTGCCCGTATCGCGTCTTCGCCGCGGCGCATCCTGACCTTTCGGGCGTGAAGACGGCTCACGGGGATTACAACCAGGAGCAGCTGGCCGAGGTAATGGCCGAGGGCAACCTCGTCGCCGATATCGTGACGACCTGGCTGCAGCTGGGCGACGCACGACCGACGTTCTGTTTCGCGGTCGATCGTGCGCATGCAAAGGCGATCCAGCGGCGTTTCGAGGCGGCCGGCGTCGGGTGCGGCTACATCGATGCCTATACCGAGGTCGACGAGCGAAAGGCGATCCGGGCCCAACTCGACCGCGGCGAAATCAAGGTCGTCTGCAACGTCGGGTGTCTGACCAAGGGCGTCGATTGGGCGATCGGCTGCATCATCCTTGCCCGCCCGACGAAGTCCGAAATGCTCTACGTCCAGATGGTCGGCCGCGGCCTTCGCGTGAACGATGGCATCCCGGACTGCATCATCCTCGACCACGCCGACAACACGTCGCGGATGGGCTTCGTCACCGATCTCGACCTCGCGCGAATGACCATGTGCAAGGCTCAGCGCGGGGAGCGCAAAGCGCAGGGACGAGAGGTGCCGCTCCCGAAGGAGTGCCCGTCCTGTCACTATCTCAAGCCCCCGAAGGCGCGCACGTGCCCCTCCTGCGGCTTCCAGGCAGAACCGCAGTCGACGGTCGGCGAGGTCGACGGCGAGCTGCGCGAGGTGACCCGGGGCGCGGCAAAGGCCACCGCTGACGAAAAGCGCCGGTGGTACGCCGAGCTTTCGTGGATCCGGCTCGAGCACCGATGGCAAAAGGGCTGGCTGGCGCACGCCTACAAGGAGAAATTCGGGGTCTGGCCGCGCGGGCTGGACGACGTGGGCCCGCGTGAGCCGTCGCAGGCGGTCCGCAACTGGGTGCGGTCGCGAATGATCGCGGCGTCGAAGCGGAGGGCGGCGGCATGACCCAGCACCGCGACCGCGCGCCAATAAGGGACAGGGCCCGCAACAAGTGGCGGAATATTCTCCCGCGCCTAGGCGTCGCCGGAACCTTCCTAGATGGGAAGCATGGCCCTTGCCCGGCCTGCGGCGGCAAGGATCGCTTCCGGTTCGACGATCGAAACGGCGAGGGCGGGTTTTACTGCACGCAATGCGGTGCAGGCGATGGGTTCCGGCTGCTGATGAGTGTGAAGGGCTGGGACTTCGCGACGGCGGCGCGGGAGGTCGAGGCTATAGTCGGCGACGCCGCCGAATCCGCGCCGCCGCAGCGAATGTCATCGGACAAGGCAACGGCACTCTGTCGGCGGACCTGGGATCAATGCCGACCGCTTCGCGCTGGCGACGAGGTTCACCGCTATTTCGATGCGCGAGGCCTGCCTGTCCCAGCGACGGGCGACGTGCGCTTTCATCCGTCCTGCCCTGTGTCGGGTGTCGACGGGCGCGACAGTTACCCGGCGATGGTCGCTCTCGTACGGTCGCCCGACGGCAAGAGCGCGACGCTTCACCGAACCTATCTGCTCGACGGAGCGAAGGCGCCGATCGACAAGCCCAAGCGCCTCATGCCGGGCGAGCTCGTCAAGGGCGTGGCAATCCGGCTGATGCTGCATTCCGGCGTTCTCGGTATAGCCGAGGGGATCGAGACGGCGCGGCGAGTGAGCCAGCGGTTCGGTATCCCCTGCTGGGCGGCGATCAGCGAGGGCTTCCTGCGCGAGTTTGTGTGGCCGCCCGAGATCCACGAGCTTTGGGTGTTTGGCGACAATGACCTGAATTTCGTCGGCCAGGCCGCCGCGTACCAGCTCGCGATGCGCGCCAGCCGGGGCAAGAACCCGGTGCCGCGCGTCGAGGTCCGCATTCCGCCGACGCCGGGACACGATTGGGATGATCATTTCGCCGCGGAGGCGCGCGATGCCGCGTAACGAGGGGATCATCCCGCCGCTGGCGGTCGTCGACATTCGCTATCGCGGCGGTTTCGTCGTGCGTGGCGTCGATCCCGCGACCCGCCGGTGGACGATCAACGACCCGGCATTCGGGCCCGACTATCCATTCGACATCGCCCATTGGCAGGCACCGGAGAAGGCAGCGTGACCGACATACAAGAACCACCATCGCGCGACATCACCCACGGTATCGCCCGCGAGTTGATCGCTGCCATGTCGGCGGACCAGCGCGAAGCTGTCGTGAGGCTGATGGCGCGTGCTGCCGAGGCGGCATATCGCCGCGGCGCTCAGCAAAGCGTGACGATCGCGGCGAATAGGCGGGACGATATACGCGCCGAGTTGCACGACTGGCGATACGGCCTTTCGCTAGATGACGCACCCTGGCTGGATGATTGTCGCAAGGAAACGAGCGTCGCCCGCCTGTTCATTGAACATGGGGATCTGCGCTCATTCGGGCTCGGCTTCCCGATGAGCGAGGCGATCATGCCGGATTATCGGATGGACGACACATACCGGTCGCGCGGCGACAACGAAAACTGAACGGAGCGGATATGAGCGGGGATATTGGGGCACATGGCCCGGGCGGGCAGCGGTGGTGCGTTCTGCGCATGGCTGGCCCTCGGACGCTGCTGGTAGCGGAATCGCTCGGCGAGGCCGGATTCGAGGTATGGACGCCAGTCGAAATGAGGCGGCACCATCGTCGCGCGGGCAAGAAGGGCACGGTCACCAAGAAGCTGCCCATCATGCCGACGTTCGTGTTCGCCCATAATCGACACCAGGACGACCTGGCAGCCATTACCCGAATGCCGGTGAGCCCGCACCCACCGTTCTCGCTATTCCAGTATCTGGACCGCATCGTGACCGTGAGGGACTCGGAATTACAGCGGCTGCGGGACGTGGAAATACGCGCACTCCCGAAGCCGAAACAGCCGACGCTGCCCGTAGGCACGAAGGTGAAGCCCGAGCAGGGCCCGTACACCGGCCTGTCGGGCGAGGTCGTGGCCAGCAAAAACGGCATATGCCTCGTGTTCTTCGGGGGCTGGATGACCGTTGAAATCGAGACTTTGCAATTGGCCCCGCTCAGTGTAGATGACGACCAGCCCCCGATTGGCAGCGCTGCGTGAGCAGATGGGCGCGTCCGAGCAGTTGCCGGCGCCGAACCGTCGAGAAGCACCGCTTCTGCGCGTGTCCGAAGGCTTCTTATTCGATCCACATGAACAGGCTGGGGTAGCTCAACGGTAGAGCCGCTCACTCGTAATGAGAAGGTTGCGGGTTCAAGTCCCGCCCCTAGCTCCACCGATCGCGAGGCACGATGGCGACAGCGACCTTTACAGCGTGGCAATCCGGGTCCGCACCCTCAGTGGTGCCAACTAACCCGGACAACGTCGGACTCCTGTCGCTGCTGCTCATCACACTGGACGGCGTAGAACAGCGCTTCGTGCAGGGTTACGACATCGAGCGAGGAATGGTGGCCCGGATCGATTGCGATGCCGCGGGGCGCTTCATACGCGAGCCAGGCTGTCCGCCTTGCATCAGCAAGGTGCGCGGCAAAGTCGAAGTCGACTGGCGCTAGGCACGCACAGGGTCGACATGGCCACAGCGTTGCGCACCACGACGGCCGACGAGCTCGAGCACCTAGCCGGTGAACTGCACAGCGTCGCGTTCGATTTCCGAGAGGCGGCGCGCTCTGTGCGCGAGGCCGAGGACCGGATCGCAGCGGTCGAGAGCATAGCTGTCCGGGCACGCGCTGCCGTCCGGGGATCGCATTGACATGCCTTTGCTCAAGACCATGCCCGGCCTGCTCGGCACGCTGCCGCCAGTGCTCAACTACGTCGACACTGCCGCTCGATCCAACGAGGCGAACCGTCAAACGTTCTCACCCTGGCGCAAGTGGTACACCACGGCCCGCTGGCGCACCCTGCGCCTCAAGATATTCGTCCGCGACCTATTCACCTGCCAGTGGCCAGGCTGCGGCTTCATGACATCAGATACGTCCCAGCTCGTGGCCGACCATAAGGATCCGCACCACGGCGACGAGGCGCTGTTCTGGGACGAGGACAACCTGCAGACCCTCTGCAAGCCCTGCCACGACCGGCACAAGCAGCGCGCCGAGCGCGCTGCCCGCTGACCCCTTAGGGGGAGGGGCGGGTCAAAAGTCAGGGGCCGCCCTGCCTTCTGTACCGGTCCCGCCGCCACGTGGAGAATTTTTCTTGGTGGTGGGTTGGGGTGCGAACTTCCGTCGGGAGGCGGCCTCCGATGACGAAAAGTCGCACTTCTATCGATTGGACGCGGATCGAGATCGAATATTTGGCCGGCGAAGACTCGATTAGAGAAATAGCTGACCGGCACGAGATTTCGGACACCGCTATTCGGAAGCGCGCAGCTAAGGAGGGCTGGGTTCGGTCAGTTCGCACCGCGAACCGCAGCGAACCCGTCCGCCAACCGCCACCTCCGCCCGCCAGCGACCCGGAGAAGCCCCGCGAACCCGGAACGATCGCCGACGATGGGCGCGCGCTGATCGCCCGAATGCTTGACGAGCTAGACGTGGTCACCAGCCAGCGCGGCGAACTCGAAGACATGATCGTCGAGGCGACCGACAATGACGATGGTGACGCGCGTCGCAACGCCATGTTGAAGGCGGTCAGCCTGCCCGAGCGGTCGAACACACTGAAAACGCTCGCGCTTGCGCTGAAGACCTTGAACGAGGCAGCGGCGCCGCAGGGAAAGAAGGCCGCTGCTCAGGAGAAAGCAAATCAAGTGGGGCGGCGGTTCACGCCGATCGGTCCGCCAACTCTCAAGGCGGTGAAGTAGCATGCCTTCGTGGTCGACGGCGTGCCCGGATTGGGAGCGCCGGGTTGTCGAACGGCAACCGCTGATCACTTTTTCGCCGCTGTTCCCCGAGGTCGCCGCCGCGAAGATGGCGGTGTTCGAAGCGCTGAGTGTCGTTGACCTGGGAATCAATCCGGAAACCGACCGGTATTGGACGATCGGGGAGTCGGCGGATCAATGGCTGCTGGATTTCGCGCGTGCGATCTTCGGTGCCTATGACCCCGAAACCGGCCAGCAGATGATCCGCCAGGGCATGCTGCTGGTGTCGAAGAAGAACACCAAGTCGACGATCGCGGCCGGCATCATGCTGACCGAGTTGATTTGCGGTTGGCGGCCATCCGACGAGAACCTGATCCTCGCGCCCACGATTGAGGTCGCGGGCAACAGCTTCAAGCCGGCGTGCGACATGATCCGGGCCGATGAGGAACTGGACGCGCTCCTTCACATTCAGGAGCATATCCGGCTCATCACCAACCGGCACACGAAGGCGACCTTGAAGGTCGTCGCGGCCGACAGCGCGACGGTATCGGGCAAGAAGGCCAGCCGCGTGCTCGTTGATGAGCTTTGGCTGTTCGGCGAGAAGAACAATGCCGACGCGATGTTGCGAGAGGCGACCGGCGGCCAGGCGTCGAGGCCGGAGGGGTACACGCTCTTCCTGACGACGCAGTCGGACAAGCCGCCAGCGGGCGTGTTCAAGACGAAGCTGGCCTATGCCCGAGACGTCCGCGACGGCAAGGTGCAGAACCGGAAGTTCCTGCCGGTCCTCTACGAGTTTCCGCCGACCATGCTCGCGGAAGGCAAGCACCTCGATCCGGCGAACTGGTACGTCACCAACCCGAACCTTGCTCGCTCGGTCAGCATGGACTTCCTCCGCGACGAATATGCGGAGGTGGAGAATGCCGAGGACGGAACGAAACAGGTCTTCTTCGCCAAGCACCTGAACGTCGAAATCGGTGTCGGTCTGCGTCATGACGCTTGGATCGGCGCCACATATTGGACCGCGGCGACCGCTCCACCTGAGATTTGGGACGGTTCGCTCGAGCAATTCCTCGACCTCGTCGAGGTGGCGGTCGCCGGGATCGACGGCGGCGGCCTGGACGACCTTCTCGGCCTCGCTTTGATGGGGCGCCTCCGAGCCGACCCACGCATCTGGCTGCTCTGGTCGAAGGCGTGGGCGCAGGTCGACGTGTTCGAGCGCCGCAAGGACATCGTCAGCCGGCTCAACGATTTCGTCGCCGATCGCACCCTCGTGAAGTGCGACACGCCGACGCAGGATCTCGAAGAGATCGGCGATCTATTCGAGCGGGTGAAGGACAAGGGCCTCTTTCCGGAGGCGGGCGCAATCGGCCTCGACCCTGCCGGCGTCGCCGCCATCGTCAACGAACTGGCCGGGCGCGGCTTCACGATGGAGCAGATGGTGGCGATCCCGCAGGGCTACCGCCTGACCGGCGCGATCAAGGGCAGCGAGCGCAAGCTCAAGGACGGGACGCTCATTCACGCCGGCCAGCCGCTGATGAACTGGGCGGTCGGCAACGCGAAGGCAGAGGCGCGCGGAAACGCGACCCTCATCACCAAACAGGTGTCAGGAACCGCGAAGATCGACCCGCTCATCGCGGCGTTCAACGCGGTCGTCCTGATGACCCGGAACCCTGAAGCATCGGGAGGCGGCATGGACGACTATCTCGCTTCCCTGCGGGCTCGTGCGGCATGAATTTCCGCTGGCAGTTCGGGCGCAAGATGTGGCGCGGCCTTCGCACCGCGCTGACGCTGCTCAATCCGTCGTCCTGGAAGGGCATCTTCAGCGGTACCAGCACGTCGGGAAAGACGGTCAACGCGCATAACGCGCTGACGCTCTCGACGGTCTGGGCCTGCGTCCGCCTGGTCGCGGGCACGATCTCGTCGCTGCCGCTGGTCGTCTATCAGGAAGATGCGAACGGCGTTCGTCGGGTCGCCAAAGAGCACCCGCTTTCGTCGGTGCTGCGGCTCAGCCCGAACGCGGATCAGACGGCGCTCGATTTCTGGCAGTTCATGTGCGTCAGCCTCGAATTGTGGGGCGACGCGTTCGCGCGCATCACCCGCGGCCGTGGCGGCAAGATCGTCGCGCTCACGCCGATCCGTGCCGAGGCTGTGCGCGCGCGGCGCGCCGACGACGGGACGATTCGCTATCGCTATTCCGACGCTGGAAAATCCTATGACGTCGGCCAGGAGGAGATGTTCCACGTCCGCGGCTTCGGCGGATCGCCCCTCGGCGGCCTGTCGACGCTGTCGTTCGGCCGCAATTCGTTCGGCGTGGCGCTGGCGACCGAGGAAGCCGCGGCGCTGGTCTATAAGAACGGCCTGCGCGCGCCCGGGGTCCTGACGACCAAGGACAACCGCACGCTCACCGAAGAGCAGCGCAAGGACATCTACAAATACGTCGTCGAGCCGCTCGCGGGCGAAAATGCCGGCAAGCCGATGGTCCTCGAAGCCGGGCTTGAGTGGAAAGACATCACGATCAAGCCCGACGACGCGCAGATGATCGAGAGCCGGCACTATTCGGTCGAGGATGGTTGCCGGTGGTTCGGCGTCCCGCCGCACCTGGTCGGCCACACCGCCGGCAACACCCAGTTGGGCAGCAGCATCGAGAACCAGACGCTCGGCTGGCTCATGTTCGGCCTGCGCGAGCGGCTGAAGCGCCTCGAACAGGCGGCGATGAAGCAGCTCCTCACCGCGGTCGAGCGCCTGTCGATCGTCATCGAGTTCAACATCGAGGGCCTGCTGCGCGCCGACAGCGCCGCGCGCGCCTCCTTCTACTCGCAGATGGTGCAGAACGGCATCATGACCCGCAACGAGGTCCGCCGCCTCGAAAACCTGCCGCCGATCGAGGGCGGCGACGACCTGACCGTTCAGTCGAACATGATCCCCGTCAGCAAGCTGGGCGAGATCACCAGCACCAGCGGCGACGCCGCGCGGCGCTCCATCATCGATTGGCTGTTCCCGGAAGGAATGCCGGCACTGAAGCAAAAGGAAGACGCGTGATGCTCTGGGACCGCAAGCACGGGCAGTTGAAGGTCCGCGATTTCACCTTGTCGGTGAAGGCCGAAGACGTCGCCGACGATGGCACGTTCGAGGGCTATGGCTCGGTCTTCGGCGGCGATCCGGACAGCTATGGCGAGATCGTCGTCAAGGGCGCCTTCGCCGACAGCCTCAAGGAGCTGAAGGCCAAGGGCCGGATCGTGCCGGTCCTGTGGCAACACCGGTCGGCGGAGCCCATCGGCGTCTATGAATCGATCGAGGAAGACGACCACGGCCTGAAGGTGCGCGGCCGCCTGTTAATCAACGACGTCGCACAGGCGCGCGAGGCGTTCGCTTTGCTCAAGGCCGGTGCCGTCACCGGCCTGTCGATCGGATATTGGGTCATTGACGCGACCTATGACGCGAAGACCGAAATCCGCTGGTTGAAGAAGCTCGACCTGGTCGAGGTATCGCTCGTCACCTTCCCCGCGAAGGACGACGCGCGCGTCGAAGCCGTGAAATTCAAACTCGAGCGCGGTCAGCTCCCGAGCAAGAAGGAATTTGAGAAGGCACTGCGCGAGGCTTTTCCCTTCTCCAAGTCGCAGGCCGCGGCAATCGCCAGCCATGGCCTCGATTACCTGCTCCGGAGCGAGTCCGAGGGCGCCGGCGAACTGAAATCCATCAACGACACCCTCGCAGGTTTCGACCTGCCCAAGCTCTGAAGGAGCAAATCATGAAGCACCCGTATATCCTGGCGGCGTCCAACGCCGCCGCTCTCGCCATGGGCGGCATCGTCTCGCCCGAGTTCCGCCCCGTCGAGTTCGGCCGCAAGGATGGCGGCGGCGGTGACGAGCCCGACATCAAGCAGCTTTCGCGCGACCTGAAGGCCGCGACCGACAAGGTGAAGGAGTTCGCCGAGGACGCCAAGGGCCGCCTGGAAGCGGGCGAGAAGCTGTCCACTTCCGCCAAGGAGGCGGCCGACGAGGCGCTCGTCAAGTTCAACGAGCTGTCCGCCACAATGACCGAGATCGAGCAGAAGCTGGCTCGCCGCGGCGAAACCGGCAGCGATGCCCGCAAGAGCGTCGGATCGATGTTCGTCGAGGACGAAGGCGTCAAGGCGTTCATGGATCGCGCGCCGACCAAGGGGTCGGTGAGCTTTCCGTGCAAGGCCCTGATTACGTCGCTCACGACGGATGCGGACGGGTCGGCCGGAGATCTCATCATCCCCGATCGTCAATCGGGCATCGTCGCACCGCCCGAGCGCCGTATGACGGTGCGCGACCTGATCACGCCGGGCCGGACCAACTCGAACGCCATCCAGTTCGTGCAGGAAACCGGGTTCAACAACAACGCGGCGACCGCGGCGGAAACCACGCAGAAGGCGCAGTCGGACCTCAAGTTCGACCTGAAGACCCTGCCGGTGGCCGTCATCGCGCACTGGGTGCAGGCGTCGAAGCAGATCCTCGCCGATGCGCCGATGCTCGAATCGTACATCGACGGGCGCCTGCGCTACGGTCTCGCCTATGCCGAGGAGCTGCAGCTCCTCAAGGGCGACGGCACCGGCTCGAACCTGCTGGGCATGATCCCGCAGGCGACCGCCTACGCGCCGCCGGCGGGGCTCGAGGCCGACAACATGCTCGATCAGCTCCGCTACGCCATGCTGCAGGCCGTGCTCGCCGAATATCCGGCGACCGGGCACGTCCTGAACCCGATCGATTGGGCCCGCATCGAGACGATGAAGGACAATATCGGCCGGTACATCATCGGCGACCCGCAGAGCGGCACCACGCCGACCCTGTGGCGTCTGCCGGTGGTCGAAACCCCGGCGATGACGTCCGACAAGTTCCTGACCGGCGCGTTCAAGCTCGCCTGCCAGGTGTTCGATCGCGAGGACGCCAACGTCCAGCTTTCGACCGACGATCGCGACAACTTCATCAAGAACATGGTCACGATCCTCGGCGAGGAGCGCATCGGCCTGGCGGTCTATCGCCCCGAGGCGTTGGTCTACGGCGATTTCGGCAACGAATAACCCCCGAGCGAGCGGGAGGGGCGGTTTCGGCCGCCCCTCCTTTCTCGACCGCCGTGCGCGACGGTCCGGAAAGGAGACCCACCATGAAGATCCATGTTCTGCGCGACTATAGCGGCGCCGAGGGCACCGATGCCGACAAGAACGTCCGCGCCGGCTCGACGCACACCGTCACCCGTGCCCGCGCTGCCGAACTCAAGGCCGTCGGCCTGGTCGAGATCGTCGGCGACGACCCCCATCCCGACGACGAGAAGGAGACCGAGGAAGTGTCCGAGCAGAAGCCGGAGGGCGGCGAGAAGGTCGCCCAGCCCGTCACCACGAAGGTGATGCCCACCACTCCGAACAAGGCGGCTCCCAAGGTCGCAAGCAAGCCCAAGGGCTGATCGCCCGACCCCGGCGCACCGCGCCACACTGAGGAGCAACCGCGATGACGATGCGCAATCACAAGGTCAAGTTGACCACCGCCGCCGACGGCACCGTGACCGGCTACACGCCGAAGACGTCGGGCAAAATCCACCAGATCGAATATGTGAAGGACGGCGCCAACGGCTTCGCCGATGGTGTGGACTTCACGATCACCGGCGAGAAGACGGGTATCAGCATCCTCGCCAAGAACGATGTGAACGCGTCGGCCGTCTTCGCGCCGCGCCAGCCGATCCATTCGCAGGCCGGCGCCGCGCTGCTCTACGCGGCGGCCGGCGCACCGGTGAACGACCGGATCGGCGTGGCCCTCGACCGGGTCAAGATCTCGGTCGCGTCCGGCGGTAACGGCAAGGTCGGCACCTTTTACGTCCTGATCGACGACGCCTGAAGATGCGCGTCTTCGTCGTCACTCCCCCGCAGCCTGTGGTTTCGCTCGAAGAGGCGAAATCACAGCTCAAGGTGTCGGGCACCGGCGAAGACACGCTCATCACGGGGTATATCGCCGCGGCGACGCAGACGCTCGACGGCCCGGGCGGCTGGCTCGGCCGCGCACTCGGCGTGCAGACGCTCGAGGCGCGGTTCGATCTCATGCCGCCGGCCGATCGCACCGTCGACCTGCCGTTCCCGCCGGCGATCGACCTGGTCAGCGCCAAATATCTCGATTCCAATGATGCCGAACAGACGGCGGACCTCGCCGACTTCGAGTTGCTCGGCAACGAGCTGATCCCGGCGGCCTCGGCCTTCCCATGGGAGGGCGGCTCGCTGCGCCGCGAGGCCGGACGGGTGCAGTATCGCGCGGGCTACGAGACGATCCCTGCGCCGATCAAGGCGGCAATCCTGCTGATGGTCGGCGACCTTTACCGGTTCCGGGAGACGGCCTCGGTCTTCCAGATGTCCGAGGTTCCGATGTCGACATCGGTTCTGGCGCTGCTCAACCCATTGCGGGTCTGGCGCTGATGACGGGTCTGGCGGCCGGCGAGCTGGACAAGCAAATCAGCATCGAGCGTCCGGTCGCCGATGCGTCGTTCAAGGGCGCGGGCTCGGGCACGTGGGAAGTCGTCGAGGCCGACGTCTGGGCGGGCATCAAGGACGTGCTGCCGAGCCGGGGCGAGAAGATCGCCGAGGGGCTCAACGTCTCGACGCGACCCGCACGGGTGCGGATGCGCTATCGCGAGGACGTCACGCCCGACATGCGGTTCGTCTACGGTGCCCGCGTCATGCAGATCACCGCCGGCCCGGCCGAGATCGGCACGCGCGACGGCGTCGAGTTCATGGTCGAGGAATATCGGCCAGCCGGCAACGGTGCGTGATGGTCACCAGCCGCGGCAAATCGGACGTTCAGCGGTTCATCGCCGCCGCGCCCGAGGAGATCATCACGAAGCTGCTCGTCGGCGCAGGCCGCGCCGGCGGCAAGGTCATTGCCCAGGAGGCGAAGGACCGCGTCATCTCGCAGGACGTCGCCGACAACATCATCGTTCGAACGAAGCGCGACGACACGCGCATCGTCGTCAAGATCAGGGTCAAGTCGGGCTTCGCCAATTCGATCGGCAACTGGCTGGAATGGGGCACGTCCCCGCACTTCATCAGCGTCGATGACAGCCAGCGCGACGGCCGGAGCGTCCGTCGGATCAACGAACTCTCGAAGGCGCCCGGCGCCAGCCATTCGCTCGTCATCGGCGGCAAGTTCGTCGGCGAGACGGTCTTTCACCCGGGCGCGCAAGCCCATCCGTTCCTCCGGCCGGCGCTGGACCTGAAAGAGGGCGAGGCGATCAGCATGGCGCAGTCGTACATCAACAGCCGGATCATCTCGGGCGCGATCGTCGGCCAGGCCGACAGCGGCGACCCCGAGGCATGACCGGCGCCGATCTTGTCGGCGCGCTGCTGCTCGCCGACGCGCCCGTTCTGGAGAAGGTCGCGACGGCGAGCATCAAGGCCGGCAAGCTGCCCGACGACGTCGTGCTGCCCGCCCTGCTGGTGCGCGTCGTCAGCTCGGTCGAACGGCCCCGGCTCAAGCGGGTGGGCAGTATCCTGATGACCGACCGGATCGCCGTCATGGTCCGGGCGGTCAGCTACATCGATCAGACCGACATCATCGGCCTCGTGAGGGAAGCTTGCGCGGGCAAGACCGGCGCCGTCGGCGGTGGCACGAACGTCTCGATCCTCAATGCCGGCACCGGGCCGGACCTGATCGGCCCCGGCGACACCTTCGAACAGACCATCGATTTCCGCGTGAGTTACGCGGTTTTAGCAGGAGCATAAGTCATGACGACCAAGCGTTTCGCGACCCGCGATTTCAACGATGCCGGCACCGGCCGCAGCTTCAATGCCGGTGACGAACTGACCGGCCTGTCGGCCGGCGAACTCGCCAACTACGAACATGCCGGCCTGGCGGGCGACAAGCCCGAAGCCACGCCCGCCGCGCCTGCGCCGACCCCGGCGCCGGCCGCCACCGAAAAGGCGCCCGCCAAGGTCGCCTGACCCTATCGCCCAGCCGGGTGATACCCCGCCGGCTCGCCCGGCCCGCCTACATGGAGAAGAAAGATGACGCAGACTGCGGCGGGCTCGACGCTCGCCATCTCGTCCGCGGCGCCTGCAACGCAGGACGCGGCGGGCTATGGAGCCCTCACCTACACCACCGTCGGTGGTGTGGAGAAGCTCGGCACGATCGGCGCGAGCTTCGCGAAGGTCGAATTTCAGCCGCTCAACGGCCCCAAGGAAAAGCTCAAGGGCAGCGCCGATTACGGCTCGCTCCAGCCTTCCATGGCGCACAATGAGACCGACGCCGGCCAGGTCCTTCTGCGCACCGCCGCCGACAACCAGACCAACGCGCTCTACTCGGTCAAGGTCACCTATCAGGATGGCGCCAAGCGCTTCTTCCAGGGGCGCGTGTTCGGTTATCCCGAAAACTCGGACGGTGCCGACACCGTCCTGATGGGCAACCCGACGATCGAGGTCTGCACCCAGGTCGTGCGCGTCGCCGGCCCGTAACCAGCTTCTGGCTTCGGCCGGTTCCCTTGCATCGGTCCGCCTTCGCGCCTCGCGGGTCGCGTTGGCGGATCGATGCACCCAACCCGCGAAACCCGCGAAAGGATTAAACAATGGACGCTTCCCAATTGCTTGTCGCCGCCACCGGCGCCCTCCACGTCAAGAACGCCGCCGGCGAGCCCATGTACGAGGGCGGCGATCGCAACAAGCCGGTCCGCATCATTCTGCACAGCCCTGGCAGCCCGGCCTATGCGACCGTCGAGTCTCGCCAGACGTCCCGTGCCCTGAAGCGCATGAACGACAACGAGGGCAAGATGACCGCGCCGACCGCCGAGGAGCGGCTTGCCGAGCAGGCCGAGGATCTGGCGACCCTCACCGTGAGCTTCGAATATCTGTCCGCTGGCGATAAGACCGGTGACGAGCTGTTCCGTCACTATTACGGCAGCCAGAACCTCGGATACATCACCGCTCAGGTGACCAAATTCCTCAAGGATTGGGGAAATTTTCAGGTCGCGCCCAGCGTGAGCTGACGCTGTACGTCCGGCAGATGGCTTGGCTCGCGGCAGTGCCCAAGCCGCCTGCCGGATCGAACCGCGAGAAGATCGGCACGGGCGCGAAGATCAGCCGTGCAGAGCAAATGAAGAAGAAGCGGATTTCGCCGAAGATGCCGCCCAATCCCATGCCGCACTTGGTTCAGCGGCTCATTGAGATCGGGTTGACCGAGCCCGCGGGCATGGGAATGGCGCCGATTAGTTGGCAAACGCTCGCGGCGTGGTCGACGATGACAGGGGTCACTCTGTCGCCGTGGGAGGCCAGGCTCCTGCGCAACCTCTCAACCGCCTATCTCGCCGAATTTAATGCGGCCGGCGAAGAGGGGCGACCGGCGCCGTTCCGTACCAAGGTGGCGCAGCGCGAGGCAGAGGCCGAGGAAGCAGGGCTACGGGCTTTGCTGGGCTGATCGAGCGTGTATATTCCCGTTCGGGGGACTGCCATGCGCTCGATCGTCACGCTCCTGTTACTCGGATCGCTGCTTGCGGCGTGCTCTAGTGAAGTCGACGATGCCGAACGTGAGTTGGCAATCGTCGAGCGGTCGCATCCCAGCAAAGACGACCTCTGTCGTGCCAAGAGGAAGGTTTCAGACGCCTATCTGAAGGCGCACGACCCGGATCACTACGAGGTCAAGAAGCTTGAAGCGGACTTGGCCTGCCAAGCAGCAAGGCTCGGAATCTAGCCCACCGTCGAACTGAAGATTGCGACACACGACCCCGCTTCGGCGGGGCTTTTGCATTGGGAGGCGCGAATGGACGACGGTACGCCCTCCTTGGAGGTTGGTTTCGCGATCGACACCGAAGGGTCGTTCGACAACCTCATGCGCCTGCAGGAAGTCATGAGCAGCACCGAGGCGAAGGTCGTCAAGGAGGCGCAGAGCATTGAGCGCGCCACCTCGGGAATGCTCAATCTCGCCGGAGCGACGGCCTCTGTCACGGCCTTCGCCACGGCAACCGACCGCTCCACGCAGCAGGCCGCCCGATCACTCGCCCAGGTCGAGCGATCGGGGGAGTCGATGGTTCGTTCGCTGGAGCGGCAGGCTTCGACGTTCGGTAAGACTTCGTCCGAGATTCGTCAGATGAAGGCTGAGACGGCCGCCTTGGCGGCCGAGCAACAGGGCCTCACCGATTTGGCCGAGCGCATCAGGGCTGCCGAGGCCGCGATCTACGATCAGGAATTTGCCGCGATGCGCAAGGCCGCGCAGGCGGCAGAAGACGCCGCACAGGACAAAGCGGCTGCTGCGGCGCGAGCGACCGCCGCTGCTGAAAACGAGGCGCAGGCCGTCCGCTCCGCGGCGCTCGCGTACCAAATGTTCGAGGCCGCCGCTCGCGATGGCATGGCAGCGCTTCGTCAGCAACAGGCGGCGGCGGAGGCGGCGACTGCCGAAACAGATCGCCTATCGGCGGCTGCGGCTCGCCTGCGCGGATCGCTAGATCCTGTTGTCGCGGCGCAGCAGCGGTTCGATGCCGAAATGGCTCAAACGCGAACCCTCATCAGCGCCGGCGTGATCTCGCTCGATGAATATGTCGCGAAGCTCCGGCTTGAGCAGGCGGCACTCGACGCGGTGAACTCAGGCCACGCAGGCGGGGTCAAGGGTGCGAACGCGATGCGTTTCGCCATGACCGGTCTCTCCTACCAGGTGCAGGACACGTTTACGCAGCTCAGCATGGGCGCGAACGCCCTGCAGGTGATCGCCATTCAAGGCGGGCAGGCCGCCGGCCAGTTCGCCATGGTCGAGGGCAAGGCCGGTTCACTCGCGCGGTTCATGATCGGTCCATGGGGGTTGGCTTTCACTGCCGCCGCTCTGGTGATGGGCCCGCTGCTCAGCAAATTGCTCGGCACGAACGATGCGCTCGGCGAAGCAATCGAAAAGCTGAAGAAGGACGCCGAGCAGGCCGAGATTGCGCGAAAGGCGAAAGACACCTTCGGCAAAACAGTGGCGGGCGTGACCGCGGCGCTCCAGGATCAAGCGGAGGCGCTCAAGAAGAGCGACGAGGCGACCCGGACAGCGGCCGAGAACGCCAATATACAAGCGAAAGCCGAGCGCGATCGGGCATTGGCAATTCGCGACGGCACCGCGGCGATGCTCGAGCGGCAGCGTCAACAGGCGCAGGATCAGGTGGACGCGCTGCGGATGCAGTCGCAGGGCGGCGGGCAGCGCGGCGAGCTCGGCGCGCTCGGTCTGGACCAGGCGCTTCGCCATCTCACCGCCGTAGAGGCGGCGATCACGCAGAACCGAACCAATGCCCTAGAGGCGGAAAAGCAATACCAGGCGACGCGTGTCGACTTGGCGATCGAGACCGCCAAGAAGCTCTCGACCCCCGAGGGTCGCATCAACCAAATGTACGATGACCAGGTCGCGGCGGCCCGCACCCGCGCACTGGAAATCGCGAAGAGCGGAGGCACGGTAACGACTGCGCTGACAGCGGAGATCGGTAGGATCGAGACTGCTCGGCAAGCTGCGCTGAAGGCCGAACAGGACCGGCAGGCCGCAATCAAGGCGACGAACAACGAGATCGGGCGAAACATCGATCTCAACGAAGCCCGCAAGATCGCGGAGAGTGTCGGCGGCCGCGTCACCAGCGGCCAACGTTCGACCGCAGAGCAGGCGAAACTGTACGCCAAGTATAAGGCGGGAACCGGCAACCTAGCGGCAGCTCCGGGCAGCAGCTATCACGAGATCGGGCAGGCGCTTGACGTCGCGAAGGCCGAAGGCGTTACCCTGAAGAAGCTTGTCGACGCCTACAAAAAGGCCGGCGTCAAGGTCGTCGAAGCGCTCGACGAGGGCGACCATTTCCACATCGCCTGGGCGAAGGTCGGCGATGCCGCCAAGATCCAGAACGAAGCCGAAGAACAGGCGAAACGCCAAACCGAGCATATCGCGCTGCTCAAGGTGCAGACCGACGGGCTCTATGCCCTAGCGGATTCCTACAAGCTGTCCGGAGCGGCGGCGCTGATTGCTGAGGCGCAGGAAAAGGCTCATGCCGAAGCCGTGAAGAATGGCGGCGACCTCGCCGCAGAAACCGACCGCCAGATCCGGTTGGCTGTTGCGCAGCGCGTCGCCGATGCGAGCAAGAGCACCGCCGCCATGAACGAGCAGGCGAAGGCTCAGGAACAGGTCAACGCGATGGTCGCGGCCGGCCTGATCCCCGCCGATCGCGCGAGCCAGGTGCTGTCCGATCAGCTCGCTCTGCAACCGCTGCTCGCAGCCCAGGAGGCGGCGCGCATCAGCAACGACAAGGTTGGCTATGCTGCCGTGACCAAGTTGATTGGGGAGATGGCCGCCGCGCAGAAGAGGGACAACGATGCCAAGCGCGAGGCGCAACTGTTGTCGGCCATGGCGAATGGCGATGACGAGATCGCGCGCCTCAAGCTCGAACTGCAACTGGTCGGCCAAACTGACGCTGCGCGCACCCGCGCGCTAGCGGTTCTCAAGGCGACCCAAGACGCAGCGAAAATGACTGACGATCCGGCAGCGCGCGCGAAATACGTTGCCCAGCAAATGACCATCTTCGGCCTTAGCAAGTCGATCACCGACCAAACCCGTGATTGGAACGATCAGCTTTCGTTCGCCGCCGATAAATGGAGCTTGATCGCGCAAAATATGCAGGAGGCGTCGACCGGGCTGGCCGATGCGTTCGGCGCGGGCGGCCAGGCGCTCGGCGATATTACGCTCAGATTCGCCCAATATGCGGAGATGCGCGCCAAGGCGGACCAGGCACACAAGGACACCACTGCAGCTATCAACGCGTCGCAGTTGAGCGGTGATGCGAAGGCCGCGGCGCTCGCTCGCGAAAACACGAAATACGCGCTCCAATCGGGCACCGCCCAGATCGACATGTTCGGCGACATGGCGCAGGCGGCCAAGGGCTTCTTCGCGGAAGGGACGGCCGGCTACAAGGCGATGGCGGACGCCGAAAAGGTGTTCCGCGCGATCCAGTTCGCCCTGTCGGTCAAGGCGATGGCGCAGGACGCCATCGAGACCGCATCGTCGATCGCCAACAGCGTGCTCCGCGCCGCGAAATTCGCGATTGAGGCGGTCGCCAAGGCTATCGCGTCGCTGCCGTTCCCGGCGAACCTCGTCGCTGGCGCCGCGACAGCGGCGGCGCTAGCCGCGATCGGCATTTCGATCGTCGGCGCGTTCGGCGGCAAGAACGATCTGCCCAAAGCGAACGACGGGACCGGTACCGTCCTGGGTGACGCGACCGCCAAGTCGGATTCCATCAAGAACAGCCTCGACTCGCTCAAGAGCATCGACACGCTGACGAACGTCTATTCGCGGCAGATGCTCGAATCGCTCCGGTCGATCGACACCCAGATCAGCGGGTTCACGGCACAAATCCTCCAGGCCGGCAACATCAACGCCAGCGCGGGGGTAAAGACCGGTTTCCAGACCAACGCGCTCGGGCACTTCCTCTCGGGCGATTACAATCCCGTGATCAAGCTGGTCGAGCAAATCCCGGTCGTTGGCAGCATCGTCAATGCCATTGGTGGCCTGATCAAATCGTTGTTCGGCACCTCCACCAAGGTCACTGGGACCGGTCTCTACGGCAGTTCGCAGTCGCTTGGCTCGATCCTCAACGGCGGGTTCAACGCGCAATATTATTCGGACATCGAGAAGACCAAGAAGTTTCTCGGCATCACGACCGGGCACTCCTATTCGACTCAATACAGCGCCGCCGACCCCGCGCTTGCGAACCAGTTCACGCTGATCCTCAAGTCGTTCAACGATGCGATTGCGGCAGCGGCTGGCCCGCTCGGTCAATCGACTGCCGCGATCCAGCAGCGCTTGAACAGCTTCGTCGTCAATATCGGCAAGATCGACCTGACCGGGCTCACCGGCGATCAAATCCAGGAGAAACTGACCGCCGTGTTCGGCGCCGCAGCAGACCAGATGGCGACCGTCGCGTTCCCCGATATTCTGCAGTTCCAGAAGGCGGGCGAGGGCGCGTTCGAGACGCTCGTGCGGGTGTCTTCGACTGTCGAAGCGGTCACCACGGCGCTCGACGAGCTGGGCACCAGCACGCAGAACGTGGGCATCGCGGCGAAGATGGGGCTTGCCGACCAGTTCGATAGTCTGAGCGACTTCTCCAGCGCGGTCGACGGCTATTTCCAAGCCTTCTATTCGCAGGAAGAGCAGGCGGCGGCGAAGACCGCGCAATTCAGCAAGGTATTCGCGTCGCTAGGCCTCGCCATGCCCGACACGCTGGCTGGGTTCCGCGCGCTGGTCGAGGCGCAGGATCTGACGACGGCGGCGGGCCAACAGACCTATGCCACGCTGTTGCAGCTCGCGCCCGCTTTCGCCGATCTCCAAAACGCCCTGAATGGCGCGAAGAGCGCGGCGGATATTGCGAGCGAGCGTGCCGATCTTCAGCGCCAGTTGCTCGAATTGCAGGGCAACACCGCCGCGATCCGGGCGCTCGACCTCGCCAAGCTCGACCCGAGCAACCGCGCGCTCCAGCAGCAAATTTACGACCTACAGGATGCGCAGGACGCGGCGAAGGCGGCGCAAGACCTGGCCGATGCGTGGAAGTCGGTGGGCGACAGCATCATGGACGAGGTGAAGCGGATCCGCGGGCTCACCGACAGCGGCTCCGGCGGCTTCGCGTCGCTGCTCGGGCAGTTCAACGCAGCCACGGCGGCGGCGCGGGCCGGCGACCAGGATGCGGCGAAGTCGCTCCCCGGCCTGTCGCAGTCGCTGCTCACGGCAGCGGCGAACGTCGCGACCAGCCAGCAGGAGCTTCGCCGCATTCAGGCCCAGACGGCGGCCAGCCTCGAGGCGACCTATAATGCCATCGCGGCGATGACCGGCGCGTCCACCACGTCGAGTCCGGCAACCGCGCCGATCGACGCGCTGCTCGCGGCTGTGACGGCGACGCAGGCCGCCACGACGCCGAGCGCGGCCAATGACGACCTGGCCGACGAGGTTCGCCAACTGCGCGAGGAAGTCGTTGGGATGCGCGCCGACAACAACGCCGGGCACGCGGCGAACGCCTCGGCGAACAACAAGACGGTCAAGATCCTCGACACGGTCACCCAGGCGAGTGGCGGCGACGCCATCGCGACGCGAGCCGCGGCGTGAAGGTCATCCTTCCCGTCGCGGTGACAGCGGCGATCCTGACTGCCAGCTCGGTTCCCGAGGCGGACTATTCCGCCTGGGCTATCGGCACGACCTATGCGCTCGGCGACCGTGTCATCAGCACGAACACGCACCGCGTCTATGAGAGCGTCGTTGCTGGCAACATCGGGAACGATCCGACCGCCGATGCGACGAACTGGGTTGATGCAGGCCCGACCAATCGCTGGGCCATGTTCGATACGGCGGCGGGACCGGCGACGACACTGAACGCGCCGATCGCCGTCACGCTCGCGCTGCCGGATTCGGTCGACGCCATCGGCTTGATCGACGTTCAAGCGGTAAGCGTCCGTCTGGTCGTGTCCGCTGGCGCGACGACCTTGATCGACCAGACGCACAATCCCGCGCAGGCCGCGGAGCTGTTCCTTGGCCTCCCCGCCGGCTCTGCGCGCGTCGCAACAGTCACAATCACGCCGACCGGTGGAGCAAACGCTATCGTCGGCAAAGCGTCGATCGGAACCGCGTTCGACCTCGGGCCAGTCGAGGACGCGCCCACGATCGCGCTGCAGGATTTCAGCAAGCGCGACACCGACGATTTTGGCGTGACGACGGTCGTACCGCGTTCTTGGTCGAAGAAGACCACCGTGCGCACCCGGCTCGATTCGTCGGCGGTCGACGGCGTGCAGACCACCTTGGCAGCGTATCTCTCCCAACCCCTCGTCTGGATCGGCGACACGTCATTTCCAGCGTTGACCGGCTACGGCTTCTACAGTGATTTCTCGGCCGACATCGCGGTCGGCGCGACCACGTTCTGCACGCTTACCTTCTCGGGATTGCCCTCGGTCGACATCGATGCGCCGGCCATCGATCCCGCGATCTCGGGTGCGAGCAACTTTCGCGCGCTGCGCCCCTTCACCGTGGACGACAGCGTCCTCGCGTCGAGCTCGGTCCCGGAGACCGATCATGCCGCATGGGATTCCGGGACCGACTATTTCATCGGCGATCGGGTCATCCGCCTTCATCGCGTCTACGAGAGCCTGGGCGACCTCAACACCGACCACGATCCGAGTGTCGACACGACGCGCTGGCTCGATGTCGGTCCGACGAACCGCTGGGCGATGTTCGACCAGGCTCTCGGCACCGTCACCAGCAAGGCAATGGGCTTCACCTTCACCCTGACCGCTCCGGGGGCAACGACGGCGCTGGCGGTGCTGGACGCCACTGCGGCCAGCATCCGCGTCCAGGCACCCGGTTATGACCAGACGAAGGCCGTAGTGGCCGGCGCCGCGGGAAACGCCCTTTTCCTCGATCTCGTCGCAGCAGCGGGCGCCGCAATCACCGTCACGGTGGCACCGCTTGCCGATGGAACAGCCGAGGTCGGGACGCTGCTGTTCGGCACGATCGACCCCTTTGGCGTAACCGAGACGTCACCGACGATCGGGATCACCGATTACAGCCTCAAGACGACGGACGACTTCGGCGGCACCACGGTTGTTCCGCGAGCCTGGTCGAAGCGGATGGTGTTGCGTTCGCTGCTCTCCACGTCGGCCGTCGACAACGTCATGCGCCGCCTGGCGACCCTGCGGGCAATCCCGACGCTGTGGATCGCGGACGATGCGTTCAGCAGCCTGTCGGTGTTCGGGTTCTTTCGGGACTTCACGGTTACGCTCAGCGCGGCGGCATCGACGGCGAGCGTCACGATCGAGGGTCTCGCCAAGGCGGCGCCGACCGACGACGGACCGACCACCGCCGAGATCCTCGCGGCAATCGACGCGGCCGCCAAGGCGAATAGCCGCACCTTTGCCCAGGACGACCCGCCGACGGCCGAGGAAAGCAAGGCCTACGACGTCTGGTTCGACACGAACGACGGCAACAAGCTCTATCGCCGCCTGCCCGGTTCCGGCCTGCTGTCGATCGCCGGCCATCGGATCAGGTTCAGCGGGCACGCGCTTGAGCTGGCGCCTTGGGTGGAGACGACGGACACTCGCTTGCCGCAAGTGACGGCCGATCTCGCCGGGGCATTGGCAGAGATCGCGTCGCTTGGATCGGATGCCGTGCTGTCGGCTGGGTCGGACAAGCGTCAGGCGCGCGTCGATTTCGCGGTACTTAATAACAACTATGTGGCGCTCAATGCCAAATATATCGCTCTCGGCTCGCCGGCTGACCTGACTCCCGTTCGATCGAGCGCGGTCACTGCCTTCAACGCCTTGGGCGCCTATCTCGACAGCCTCGAGCCCGCTTGGGACGACATGAGCCAGGACACCGGCGTTTCGCCAGCGACGTGGCAAGATACTTGGACGAACGCCTATGCCGCGATCTCCGCGTTCGGTGTCGGCATCAGCGGGCGACCGGGCATCATCCCGCGCGGCAACTATGACCCGGCAACGACCTATTTTCTGAACAATAGCGTCAGCTATAACGGCGGCTCCTATCTGGCGGTCCGCGACAACTTCAGCGGCCAAGCGCCCAGCGGCTCCGGTCAGGCCACGGCTTATTGGGACGTGTTGGCGGCTCCGGGCGAATCCGGTGCCCCGTCAACGCCTCCCAGCGGCTTCTCGGCAACGATCGACCTCAGCGCGGGCGCGGCCGTTAATCTTCGCGCCGCAGCCGACGCGGCCGGTTACACAGGGCACTCTGACGCGACGATCACATTCCGCGTGCCGTCCGGCATAACGATCCGTGGCCTAAACAACGGCGGCCTCGGGATAGATACGGGCACTTGGCCTGGTGACTATGCAATCGCGTTGACGCTTCAGATCAGCGGGACCGTTGACGGTGGAGGCGGCGACGGCGGGTCATATGGTGGGACTGGCCTTAACGGCGGAGACGCCATTTTCCTTCGCGCCCCACTCTCAGGCGGCATCACCATCAACAGCGGCGGTATCGTTCGGGCTGGGGGCGGTGGAGGCGGTGCCAAGCAAACCAATGGAATAGGTAAGTTTGGCGGCGGCGGTGGTGGTGGTGGGGCGCCGAATGGAACCGGCGGCCTGGGCAACAGCGGCTGGATTGATGATGGCGATCCGGGTGACGACGGGTCGACAGCCGGCGGCGGCACCGGGGGCTCCCCGGGCGGAGGCGGCGGCGGCAATTTTGCAACTGCCGGAACGGCCGCATCCGACGGCACAGCCGGGGGTAGTCCAGGCCTCGCGGTCCGCAAGAACGGCTTCGCCGCGACTGTCACCAACAACGGCACCATGACTGGGAGCGCTGCCTGATGGACTTTGCCGCAGCTTGGGACGCGTTCGCGCTCGGCGACCGCGTCAAGGTGAGCGACAGCACGCCGCCACCTTCGACCAATACCCATGGCATCCCATATCGCGCGTGGCGCAGCCACAATTTCACCGGGACGCTGATCGCCAAGGTCGACGGGGATTATCGCGGCCTGCAGATCGAGTGCGACCCTGAGACCGGGGCGATCATCGCCTACACCGTCGCGGAGGGCCTTCCGCACACCTTTGAACCTGACACCGGGGGCTCCTGACATGGCCGATGCCGAAGATCTCGAATATTCCGCACTGCCGACGACCGACGAGATCGAAGCGGGCGATGAGGTGCTGCTCGTCCGCGACGGTGTGCCGATCCGGTTCACGGGTATCCTGCCGACCGAGAATGGCGTTTCCGACGCCGTCGCGGCGGCCGAAGCTGCGCGCGATCAGGCACTCGCCTACGGCAGCGGCACGGTCAAGGCGAGCTGGACCGAAGCGGCGGCGCTCACCGGTCTCGCCAATGGTGCGATCGTCACGGTGGTCAGCGCAGACACCGGCACCCATGCCACGGTATCGGGCGATTATGGCGCCGTGAGCGGGCAGACGCCGAACGCCGGTGTTTTCCGCTATTCCACCAGCCTCACGGCGCTGGTGCGGATCGCAGACCTGGAAAGCTCGGTCGCCCAAGCTTGGGCGCAGTCGGCGGGGACGCCGGGCGGGGCAGGTACCAAGTCGGCAAAGGGCTGGGTTGACTATCTTCTCGCGACGGCTGGCATCAGCGCGCTCCTGACCGATCTCGCTTCGGGGACGTCGAAGGTTGTCGCGGTCGGCACCGATCTCCTGCTCGGCGCCGCGAGCAAGATCGCCATTGCAGCAAACGACCTCGCGCTCGGGGCGACGAGCAAGATCGCGAACGCGGTTCAAGCGGCGCTGGACGCCGCGACTGCGCGCGATGCGGCCATTGCTGCCGCGGCAAGCGTCCCCACAGGGGCGGGCGTCTATATCGAGGGTGTCGGCCCGCCGGGTGACAATATCGGCACCGCTGGCGCGTTCTATTACGACACGTCGTCGGGCTATCGATACGGCCCGAAAACCGCGTCGGGCTGGGGCGCCGGCATCGCCGTTTCAAAGGCCGCGCTGTCAACCACCCGATCGCGGATGGATTTGCGATTGGCCGGCGCGCGGTTCCCGACCGAGCATTGGACATTCACCCGCGCGAGCCAGTCCACCGACATGCTCGAAACGGATCCGTACAGCTACGCCTATAACACCTTCGCCAACAATGTTCCCGTCATGCGCGTCGGCAAGGGTTTCGGCTCTTACATGCGGGCGCAGCAGTTCCTGAACAATCCAACCGCGCCCGCGACCCACACGACCTCAAGCAACGTGGCTGTCGGCACCGCTATCTTGCTGGTGTGGGGACCGGCCGGTGCCCAGGTGCAGGTTTCCGCCGGAACGGCCCTCGGCAGCGGCTTTACGACCGTGACGTGCAATGGGACCAGCGCGGTCAAGGCGATCCTCACGATCACCACCGCGGGCACGGTGACCGCGACGGTGGTCAGCGGCGCGCCGACGCTCTGGAACCTCCAGCAGAACCCGTCATCGCCCACGGTGACCGAGGCAGTGCCGTTCATCGCCTTCACCGGCATTCGCGAACCTGACAAGGCCGTCGCGACCGCCGCTATGGTCAGCCTGCTCAATGCGGCGGCCGGTTATATGCTGATGAACGTCTCGAACGTCACCGGCCGGAATTATGGCCGATCGCCGTGTCTCTGGGGCCTGAACAACGTCACTGCCGGCTATTGCCCGAGCGACACGCAATACACCTATTACGACGTCGCCAATAACACCGCCCTGACTTCCACCGGCTCAGACTCATTCAGCGCAGGGGTAACGGTCGGGCGTACCTGGGATGCCACAGCGACCGTTGATTTCGGCGCAGGAAATCGCGTCGAGACCAAGGTCAACGCCCAGTACAACAATGGAACGGCGGTGACCGCGGCTTCGCTAGGGCACCCGTCGACCACCAACACGAACGGCGCAAACCAGCTCAACGGCTTTGTATCCTGGTACGAGATCGACACCGGCGGCCGCATCACGGCAGAGGCGCTGTACGAGAAATATACCTCGATGCCGTCGCCGACGCTCGACACGCTGCTCAAGGGCTACATCGGAGCCGCTCAGTTCCCGCATGTGACGTCGCAGGAGCGCCTGCTCCGGGCAGGTGTGATCGACCATGTTCCCTATGGCGTGGCCGGGCCATCTCACGAGGGCGGCGTCGCGACCGGGAGCAACGTCCGGGCCGTCGCCTGGATGACGCAGATGGTCACCGACCTTGAGAGCCAAGGCTACGCGGTCACCGACGATTCGATCGTGAGCCAGAACAGCCAGGCATACGCGTCCGGAACGAACGCCTATGACCCGCGCGATACCTATACCGGTACCGCACCATCACTCCTCAACCTCCAATTCGGCGGAGAAGTGATCGTCCTGCCAGCCGCGTCGGTGCTGACCTTCACCCCGCCAACGCGACAGACGTCTCGGTTTCACCTCGCGATCTACACGAACGCCGCCTATGGAAATGCCGAGGTGTCGATCGACGGCGGTACAACGCCGATCGCATGCAATGAAAATGCGGCAACCAGCATCCCGAGCACGCCATCGACCTTCACCGCGTCGATCGCCGATGACCTGATGACCGTGACCGGCGCCGTCACCGGACCGGCTTTGGCGCCCGGCGACATTATCTCCGGTGGCACCGCGATCAGCGGCACCCGGATCCTCTCGCAGGTATCGGGGACGACGGGCGCAGCGGGCGTCTATCGGGTCCATATCCCGAAGCAAACGGTCGCCAGCGCGACGATGACCGTCATCATCCGCCAGCGCACGTTCGACTCTGCCCCCGGCATGAAGGCATGGTCGACCAAGGCGACGGGGAACGCGCTCCACATCGCCTACCGCTACGCGCGCAACCCAGCGATCAAGCAGCGCGTCTTCTTCAATGGCGGCCGCAACGGCTTCAACGTCACCAACCTGGCGCAGGATGGGGCGCCGGAGAGCAGTTATCTGATGCTCATCCGCGCGCTGGGTTTCGCTGCGGTGATCGGCGGGGTGGAGCAGACCAACGACATGGTGGGGTCAGGGACCGACTTTCAGTCGATCTTCGACCCGAAGAGCCAGGCGATCATCACCGCTATCCGGGTGACGGCCGACCCGGTGGGCCTCACCGACCCCCCCAGCTCGACGACGGTCTATACGCTCGCGATCCAGGACAAGGTGGTCAATCAGGCCCGCGCGGTCTTCTGGAAATATGGCGTACCGTTCTACGACCTCTACGGCTGGAAAACCGTCGAAGGCGTGACGTCCGGCTATACCGTCATTTTTCCATCGGGCCTCTATGGCAGCGACACGATCCACCTCGCGAAGCCGGGCCAGAAACGGCTAAAGGGCAACCAGATGGGCGCCCTCCTCAAGCGGCTCTGGGCCGCTGTGTAATCATCGGAGAATTGCAATGACAACCGAAGCAACCGCCGCGCCGACCCTCGTACAGCAAGGCTATCTTGATTGCGCGACAGTGCTCGACGCTTTCGGAGAGCCGGGCGAGCTGGCCGGCCCCGATGACGTTCAGCGCGCCCATGCGCTCTGGACGTCGATCCCCGAGGAACAGCGACATATTGTGGCGCTGTGCTTCCATCAGTTCGACGCGCAGCGCGAAATCTTCAGCTTTCCAGCCGAACTGGCCTGCGAACGGCCAGCGGAGCCGGACCTCGACCATCTTCCGCGCGGGTGCGACCCGGAGTGATGCGCCTTTCCCGTTAACGGTGCTCTGCGACACCGGGATTATCGATCGCGGGAACGTCGTCTTGCGATTTGAGCGCCAGGACGATCGCGCCGAACACCAGCACCATGACGGCGATTATCTTCAGTCTGCCGGCCATTCAGACGCTCGTCACACCCGCCACGACAGGCAATCCTTGCACTCCGAGCCGCTCAAGAGATTGTCCGGCTCGATTCGGTTGCCGCACTCGCAGAAGCCGGGGCGAGCTACGCTGTTACGATCGCGGCGGCTCTCACGGCCGCACATCAACTGCACGACCAGAACGAACAGCACTATGATCGCAACCGAGGCGATCGCCGTATGGGCAGTCAGGATGTGCGGCTGAGGCACGCCCAGCTCGTCCATCCAGCCAGTTATGTCGGCAACGACGCTCATCGGCGGCGGTCATACTCCCGATCTCGCCGCATACGCAATCGACCTTGAAGGGGAATCGCTACAATGACGTCTCTGATAGAGGCGGCCGCGCTCGTGCTCGGTGGCGGCGGCGGGACCGTTTTCGCCCAAGCCATCGGCGGATGGTGGAGCGGCCGTCGGGAAGACCAGCGTTCGCAGCGCGACACGGATATTAAGCTTGAGGAGCATCGGGACAGCCTCACCTTCGATCTGCTCATCGCGGCGCGCGAGGAAATGGCGTCATTGCGCGCGGAGGCAGCAAGCTTGCGCCCGCTGATGGTGCACGCGGCTCACCTCGAGGAGGCGCTCGACCATCTCTACGCGCTACTCCACGCCGAGGGCGATCTTGAACGAAAGGCCGCGGAGCGCCGCGCGAAGGCGTTTCTCAAACGGATGCGTCCCGAGCCCGGCGACAAGCGCCAGGCAGTTCAAACCGAAATCTCAGCAGCTCGCGTCATCGATGACGCGAAGAAGGGGCATGATGTATGACGACCGATGCAGACCTGATCCCTGCCGACTATTTACCAATGCTCGGCCAGATCGAGAGCGGTAACCGCCCGTATGTCAAGGCGCCGACGTCCAGCGGCTCGGGGCTGTACCAGTTCATCAGGTCGTCATGGATCGGCGAGGGCGGCCAATGGGGCACCGATCCGAGCCAAGCGTTCGGCGGCCTCAAGCCGTCGCCCGAAGAGCAGACCGCGCGCGCCAAGACATTCACAGCTAAGAATGTCGCCATTCTCCGCCAGCGGGGTATCCCGATTAACCGAGCGTCGCTCTATGCTGCGCACTTCTTCGGCGCCGGCATGGCCGCGCTGGTAATCAGCGCCGATGTGACTGCTCGCGCCGATCTGATCGCTGGGCCATCTGCGACGAACGCGAACCCCTCAATCCTTAGGGGTAAGACCGTTGGCCAATTCCTGTCGTGGCTGCACGGAAAAACGGGAGAGTGGGCGCGATGAAACGCCTATCCTGGACCTCGATCGCGATCATCATCGGCCTGCCCGTGCTGCTCGGGTTCGAGGCCTGGCTGATCTTCATCCTTTCCGCGCCCGACAAATGGTGCGGCGTGCAGGTGGCCGACAGCAAGTTGGCGACGCGCCCCATCGCCGACTGCACGTCGATCGTGCTGCATCTGATCCACTGGCTGGGCTGGATCGGCGTCGGCTTGCTGGCGTGCATCTGCATCTCGTTCCTGACGATCGTGGCGCGGGATCTACGAGCGTTCCTCGAAGTGGCTGGCTTCGGCGGCACGCGGGTCAAGGTTGGCGCGGACGATGATGACGCGCAGCCGGTGACCACGGTGACCACGACCACGGCGGTTGCGACGCCGGCGCAACCGACAGGAGGTCCAGCATGATTCCGCAATTCCTCATCACCCGCTTCGGCCCGACGCTCGCCAAGCTCATCTTCGTCGGCGGCATCATCGCCATCCTGCTGCTGATCGTCGGCGGCATCTACCTTGCCGGCCACAGCGCCGGGAAATCGGGCGAGGTCGTTAAGGAGCAGGGCCGCACGATCGAGGTGCTCAACCAGGTCGGCGCGGCAAACGAAAACGCCTCGGCGGCGCGCGTCGACGACGCCCGCCGCCAGGAGCAGCAAAAGCAGGAGCTGAACGATGCTATCAAGGCCGCTACGAGCCCTGATGATCTGCGCCGCCGCCGTGGCTGCGCAATCATGCGGCAGCAGGGTCGAGACACGTCTCGCCTTTCCGAGTGCGCAGGATATTAAGCCAGCGCCAGAACCGGCCTATCCCGACGCGGCGTTGCTACCCGGCGATGCCGGCAAGGCGGCGGAGGATGGCTGGTGGAACGACGTGCTGATTTGGGGGCGCGGCGAGCATGGCAAGGTGCAGCGCGTCTGTCGCTGGGCCGCTGACCTCAAGATGCCGATACCGGCAGGCTATTGCGATTGAGGGCGAGGCGGGAGCGGAGGGGAAATTGCCCCCGCCTCGGTACAGCGATTATCATCGGCCGTCGCGAGCCGCTACCCGTTTTGGTCAGTCCGGCCTGACCTTGTCGCGGTCGCCCAGCTCGAACGGGTCGACGTTGAACCAGCGCGCCAGATACTCGCGGTCAGCGGGCGCCAGCCACTCCGGCCGGCCGTCATTGATGAACCGCGACAGATAGCCGCTGCCGCGCCCCATGGCGCGCGACAGGAACGCCAGCGACGCCCTATCCCTCGCCACCAGCTCGGCCAGCTTCGCGCGGGCCTGTGCTGACGTCGGGAACGGCCTCACAGCGCTGTCGCGGCGATCGACCGCGCCGCACCTTCCGAATGAGCGACGCGCGGATCGCCGTTGGCGGTCACGCCGTACACGTAGAACTCCCCCTCGATCTCGAAACAGACGACGCCGCGCCCATAGTCGAATACCTGTCGCATCACTCGCCCTCCGCTACGATCGCGTCTTCGGGATGGTCGGTCAGGTAGAGGGCCGCGAGCATGGTCCGCCGCTCGATCGGGGCTTTGCCTTGCTCCATCTCGTTGATCGCCTTGCGGCTCATGCCCAAAGCTCGACCGAACGCCTCCTGGGAGAGGCCGAGTTCGGTTCGTACCCTCTTGAGGCCGTCGGGTTGCATCATCGTCGTCACCACCGTATTTTGGCAACCGAACCCCGCCCCGGTGGCTAGACCGGGGCGGGGGCCTTCTAGGCTTGGATCGTGAACCCTATGGTCACTTTCCAAATCCGAAGGCGGATCGAGAAGCTCATGCTCTCTTTCCTTTCGGTGTGTCAGCGGGCTTGGGTGGACACCGTCGCCGTCTGACAAGACATATGTAACCTCAGGTTACATACCGCGCAAGCGGAAAGTGTAACCTGAGGTAACTTTTCAGCCGAGCTTCGCTGCCGGCGAATCGTACGGTAAAACCGCAGATTTCTGCCGGTTTCAGGCCGAGTTCCTCGCCGAAACCGGCAAGGCGAATCGTACCCTATTTGAGACACGTCCGCCGGTGCTTCGCGACAGGATCGCAAGGCCGAGCGGGGGTTCCCGGCTGCAACCGGGAAACCGACGGGCAGGCACCCGTCACGCGCGGCTGGCCTAGCCGCTTACGCCCCGCACCCGGCGCACCCAGGCGGGGCTTTCGTGAGCCAAATCCCCTATGATTCCGTCAACAGCACCCGTGCGCCTGATCGGCGCGGCGGGCGAAGTATCCGGCTACCTATTCGATTCGGCCGCCGATCTGCTCAACCTCCCCGACGTCGTCGGTTTCGGCGAACCTGATTTCTACGTCCGCACGATCCCGCGCGAGCTGGCGAACGACACGATCATCGCCAATCACTACAGCCGCCGCGTCTATCGCGCGTCGACTCTGCATCTCGGCATATTCATCGCCGGCCGGTTTCTCGGCGTGCTGCAATACGGCTTCGCCATGAACCCGGCGTCGGCCGGCAGCGTGGTCGCCGGCACGGCGATGAACGAATACCTCGAGCTCAACCGCATGTGGCTGGACGACGAGGCGCCGCGGAACAGCGAAAGCCGAGCGCTGGCGATGTCGATCCGACTGATCCGGCGGCTGCGGCCGGCGGTGAAGTGGATCCAGTCATTCGCCGATGAGCGGTGCGGCCTGTTCGGCATCGTGTACCAGGCGGCGGCTTTCACCTATCACGGCGAGCATCGCGGCATCTTCTGGGAGTTGGACGGCGAGTATTTCCACAATTCGCTCGTGACGAACAAGCGGACCGCGCACATGCCGCGCGCCGCCTTCATCCTGGCGAACCTCGATCGCGCTCACCGGGTCGAGCTGCGCCAGTTTCGGTATCTCCGCTTCCTGCAACGTCGGTTCGCCAAGGCCTGCCGCCACCCGGTCCGGCCCTATCCGAAACCGGACTATGCAGCGGCGGCCGACGGCGATAATATCGCGTCAGCCCCGCCGGCTTGAGATAACGGCGACGGTCAGGCGGTCGGTGTGTCGTGAGAAGCGCGCCGCCCGCCGATGCATTTCACCAGTTGCGCTGTTGGAAAAGCAGCGGCAGCAGCAGGGCATGCGGCCCGTCCAGCGGACGAGCCCCCGCCCAGGGGGTGCGAGGACGGTGCGACCCCGTCGGGCCGCTCCATCACCATTTCGGATCATTCATTCATCGCGGCGGGTTTGACGCCCTGCGGAGGTCCGTTAGATGTGGCGCATGAGTGAGGACCATTTCAGAGTAATCTACGACGGCCCGGCCGTCGAGGATGGTGAAATGGAGATCGCCCAGCTCGCGCCTTCGCTACTGGCGTTAGGCAAGCTCTTGGAGGCGGTCGACACCGCGGTTTACGGCGACGCTGGCCGCGTGCGGGTCAAGGTGCGCGCCGATGTTCGGCGCGGCAGTTTCGACGTTGGGATCGCTCTCGATTTCGCCCATGCGGTGAAGGCTTGGCTCTTATCTCCCGAGGGCACGGCCCTTGCCAATCTGGCGGGAATAACAGGCGTCAGCACGGTCGGCGGCGCGATCGGCCTGATCCAGCTCGTCCGATGGTTGCGCGGACGCAAGGTCGCCACGAGGGTCATTCTCGAAGATGGCAACGTCCGGATCGAAACGCCTGACGCCGATGTAATAATCGTCTCGCAGGCGGTCGCGCGCATAGGCGACGACCCCAATATCCGCCTACAACTGGAGCGGTTTACGGACCCGTTGCGCGCCGAAGGCCTCGAAGAAATCAGGTTCGATACACCGGCGGGCGCGGGCGAACGAATTGAGGCAAGCGAGGCGCCGTCATTCGAGGCTACGGCCGGCGCTGATCCAACGTCGCAAGCCCGGTTCCGCGCGACCTATCAGATCAAACGCCTCTACTTCGAACAGGGCAAGAAGTGGCGGCTATCGAGCGGAGCGCAAACGATCCTCGCTGAGATCGAGGACGCGGATTTTTGGGGGCGGGTGGAGCGCGCCGAAGTGTCGTTTTCAGCCGATGATTATTTGGTCTGCGAGGTCCGCATGGATCAATGGCTGGGCCCGACCGGGCTCAAGACCGAATATGTTGTCGAGAAGGTAGTCGATCACATGCCCGCCCCGAAACAGGACCGCCTGCCGGGCACATGACGCGCCCTAACAGACGGGCTTGAGCTTCGGCGGGTTCGTCTCGACCATGTCGCCATTCGGCATAATCTGCCGATACCGGCCGCCCCATCGCACGACCGGGAGGTGCCAATCCTCGATCCTGGCCGGCGTCTCGTCGGTTGCCTCGATATAGAAGCTTATCGTGTTCGTTCCCTGCGCAGCCGGTCCGCCCAGCGCGTCGATCGTCGCCTGCTGGTCAGCGGTAATGTCCGACACCTCGATACGCTCGATCCTCGGCGCATCCATCGCGGCGCCGTCGACCCGCACGATCCCGGCCACGTCCTCCCCGCCGGTGATGGCCGCGACGACCGCGCTTAGCTCTTCCAGCGTGACATAGAGGTTCGCCCGACAAACCGGCTTGCCTTCGTGCTGCGCTTCGGCTCCCTCGGTCATCAGGGCGATATGCACAGGCGTTCCGGTGCTGATCCGCTCGTGGGGCTCGCCGATCACAAGATATTGCCCGGACACGATGCAGGAAACCGCGCGCGGCCCGCGGCGGGCGCGCTGACGCACCGCCTGCGTCGGAAAGCGTACGACCGTTCCGTCGTCAGCCAT